GAAGTATCAACTCCCAATTTGATCATTAAACTACCTATATCAGCCATTGTCTGCTCCTATTATCGGTTTCCGCACAGGTGGTCTTGATTTAAAGGCCATCGGCGGTCTTTTCGATCTCAATTCATCTATCTTATCTTGCTGCTCTTTCTTTTTTGCTGCTGAGGCTATTGCCATCAACACGCTCTTCATATCAGATACAGATTGCTTACGTTCAATTCTCTTCTCACCAGTCCAATTCGGCATAAAATCCATCGGTACAACTTCTTTTGGAGTATGACCTTTTTTGGCATATAGTTTACTTACAATGTTTACAATCAATGCATCCAATACTGCTAAACGGTAATCCTCTCTCCAGGTCCCTATTGGATCAATCTTGTCATATGCTTCCCATTCTGCGAGTTGCTCTGATGTAATTTGATCCAATAGGATATCCGGATGAGCAAACCCTAACTCTCGACAGAGTCGGAAGGCGAACTGGCGACTTGGTCGCCACTTGAGTTTTTTACAATCTTCTCCTTATCCTCTTCAGAAATCTTATTAAGTTCCTGAGCCTGAGTTACGATCTTTTCCAATCTTGCGGCACTCATACTCTGACTTAGAGTAGAAGCATCTGCTGGAGTAAGAATAAGATTACCACTTTCATCGCATACCGTACAAACTGCAAGCTTTGCCCGGAAATCATCCAGAGCCTTCTCGAAACCCCCTTCAGCATTTTTATTTTCTCTGATAAGAGTCTGTTCAAACTTGTCCCGTTCACGTCCAGTCATCTGACGGACATAAACATAGTCCCCTTTTCCAAGGTCCACTTTTACTTTGTCAAGGACTTCCTTTGTAAGAAGAGCCTTTTTGTCTAACATTCCCATGATTAGAAATTTTTGATTGTTAATAATTTGTTAAAAATATTCCTTGATTAGGAATGGTTTATTTATACTCCAGTGCTTCCACCTGAGCTAAGATAAACCTTACCGGTTACCTGAATGGTAACATCTGCGGTAACTTTATCATCAGCCGGGATGGTGAGTGGGAGTTCAGAAACAAGACCTTCAAAGTCAAGTCCAGTGTTCTCAACGTCCGGGAGGACAATCTGATAGTTCTGGATCGTGTTACTTTCGAAGTCATTCAACATAGTCTCGTACGTAGCACGAGTAAAGTTCATTGCGAGTACAACAGTTCCTGCATTACGGAAGCCCGTGATGAATTCCCTGTACCCTCCGGTAGAGTCAAGTGAGGTAACATCAATAGTGTCCCTCGACATGCTTGGGCCAGTGATAGAATTGATTTCAGCGATCTCGACCCATGCAGAGCCACTCCACCGCTTAAATTTTGTTCCTACACCAGCAATTGCAGTACTTGCCATTTTTTACCTCCTTTTTACACAGCTCTTCGCTGTAGGTTAAAATTCATAACAAATAAAACATTCCCGTTATCATCCCATTCAAGGAGAGTGGGACCGCTTGAACAGTAAATAACGGTATATAAAGCTCCATTCAACGTGGTATGATTTACACCATGTAACAGAGTCTTTATTTCTTCACATACATCATAAGCATTCTGATAATCAACATCTCGTACTTGAATTTGAATAGCTGGATACTCATATCCTTGATTTGCCAAAGCCAATTGAGGAGCGAATCCATAACTATCAAATAAGGTCACCGTCCTTCTAGGTTGAGAAGGCATCTTACCTATAAAAAGATTACCCCCAAGCGCCAATCCTAATGAACTGTCCGCTATTAACAAATCCTTTATATCAACAGTTGGAGCATTCATGGTATCCGAGCATTGTCTTTTATGATGTTAAAGATAGTACGAATATTTCGATTTATTGCTTTCTGGAACCATTTCCAGTCAGCTCCTTCTCTTTTAAATTCCGCATTAGGGAATCGGTGGGCAATCTCGTGTACATATAAAGCGTATGGAGCACTATATCCCATAATCATTAAAGGCTGTCTAACTTTTATCACTTCCGCTTTGCTAGCAGAAATGACTGCTAAATGTCTGGCTCGCAATTCACTAGCCTTATACTGCATTTTTCTAAAAGGCCGATTTCTAAAGGACCCTGAAATTGCTAGAGGATCATTTACTTCTCCGACCTCAGTAGCGACTACAAACCAACTAGCTCTTAAATTTCCGATGTCTACCGGGGTTAAAGGATATACTGTTTCTGTTTCTCTCCGTATCTTTTCAGCTACCAAAACCAATCCACGAGTAGATATACGATGATTCACCGCCTCCAATTCCTTTTTCAGACGACGCATGACATCATCTAGTCCTTCAACTTTTACATCTACTATACGAGCGGAAGTTTTATATTTTGGTGCTCTAGGCATAATTAAGTTAAGAAAGGTGTTAAATAAGCTTTTCTCAAAAAGACTGTTGTAGAATTTAAAGCAGGAGTTTTCCCCCAACGCTTAACTTCAAAAACTCCTTGTATTAGAGTATGATCTATCTCTCCAGCACTATCCATTCCAGATTCCATAAGACTTAACAAAGTTCCTTTATATAGCAATCCTTTCTCTTGTAAATCTACATTAGTATAAACGACAGCTCTAGATAAAATAGCCTCTCCATTATCTTCTTCGATGTATTGAACCATCTCTTCCCACCGACAATCTATTTCAATTGGAGAATCATAATTATAGCTACCGAATCCATTATTTACCGGATTACCCCAGTAAACGGCCTTTTCAGGTAAATTTCTAGATATGAACTTTTGTATACTCATTAGTCTTCAAAATTAGGAATAGCAAACAATGTTACAGCTGTTTTTCCAGATTTAGCCATTCTTCCTGTAATGTCTAAAGTAAGAACCATCTGTCCATATGGAGTGGACTTTAACATCTCCCCCCACTTTCCAGTAAATGTTACTTCTGCATCTCCCAGTCTTTCCTTACTTGTGCTTCTGCTTAACGTAGAAGCAATCATATGAGCGGTGAACCATCTTTCTAATTCAGTGAGCAGTTCTTCTGTGATTACTGTATCCTCTGCGAAGATTTTATCTATAACCGCACTAGCAGCTGTTATCATTACTGTCACTTTGGATTCAGGAACCAAACAATCACTATCCATAATATCCATAACATCCGCATAAGTAACCCGTGCCATTATACCCTCCCTTCTTTTTTACGACTAGTCCATAATAAAGGATCAATAAAATTTAGTATCTCCGGAGTCCACTTAAGACCCAACCAATCCAAAGTTTCAAACAATTGTTGGTAATCTCCATGTACCATTCTTTCCGGCCAGATAACTTTTACATTAACTCCAGCTTCAATCATTTGAATAAACCTCTTTTCAAATTCATGTACCCACCATAACCATCCAGCTTCCTCCGTTTCCACTCCCACAAGTTTTCTATTTGACTCGTTTTTGAAAGCTTTCATATAAGCCGTTTTTGAACAGGACTCAATTATATCTCCCGTTCTCCTACGAACCACAACCCATTTCGCATTTGGAAAGGCATAATGCCAGATAGGCCACATCAAAGTTATACGAGAATCTTTATATAACCAAGGCCGATCAAACGAATACCCCTGTTCAAGTATAACATTCTCTACCTGAGCTTGCCATTCACACGGTATAAAAACGGCACTAGTATTCAAAAGAGGATATTGCCCGTCCCTATCTACCCTCGCCTTTTTCAAATAAGGTTTAACAATCTCTTCACGAATACGGTCATTTTCATACATTCCTCGTTTATTGGACATTACGCCTCCAAATGCTCCACATTTTACGAATGTACCTGCTATCATTCCTGAGCCACTCCGAGCAGCTCCTGTTACAAATATAGGTGAAAACTCTTTCATCTGTACATTGTTCTTACTTGTTCTCTCTCTTTATCTTTTGCTTCCTTTGAAACTACACGTACTTTCTGCTGTGGATGTCTGCGATAAAATGCTAATGGAGTTTCACAATATCCTATCTTCAACCCTGATTTTAAACAACGGAGATTGAATTCAAATTCCTCCGCAGTGTTTAGCGTTTCGTCCATTTTTCCCACCGTTTCAAATACTTCCCGTTTATACATCATAGTAGCACTATGGAAAACATTCTTGCGAAGTAGATCATCAACAGTCGGATGTTTAATAGGAGGAGTATATTGCTGGGTAGAACGGAACGGATTCATAAATATTTCAATAGCCGGTCCATGTATGAAATCTACATCTTGCTCTTCAAATGTTCTAATTGAATCTTCTATACAATTCGGAGTGAGCATATCATCTTCATGTAACCAACGAATATATTTACCAGTAGCCTGATCTAATACCTTGTTAAAATTCTCTGGCCAATTACCGTCCCCTTTACTCAATAATAATTGAACCCCTTTAGGAACGCTGCTTATTGCTTGATTTAACCAGCCTCGGTCTTTATTGTAAGGGATTATAACCGTAACAGGCAGATCGTCCCTTATTTCTGATGAAAAAGATGCCTCCGTGTATTCTTTTACCCATTCTATATTTACGGCCTCAAAAATACGAGGTTTTCCATGAAAGCATATTAGAGTAGCTCCCGCAGGAATTTCCTTTAAAAGATTCCTATGACGAGGTTTGAAATCATAAATAGACTTTGTAAGATTTTGCCAATATGCATCTGCTGGAGATATTTGACGAACAAAATTATCCATCCTCCTACCCGTTGGAGCTTTCCAAGCCTCCCAAACTTTCTTAATCTTATCGCAGTCTTTTGGAAACCAAACCAATCCAGTAGCAAGCTCCCCTTTCTGCCAAAAGTCTTCAAGAGTAATGAAAAGAGATGGATCAGTAATAGTAGCAAATACCTGTTCTAAAGAATCAACAACTGCGGTGTCAAGATCGACGTACAAAAACGGGCGATACTGATCCATCTCAGGACTGTATAATTGGATTCTACTCCAAGTCCCCGGAAAAACAGTTTTTAATGGTAACAATTCAAAATTACCAAGGTCATAGTGCTGAGAAGCCTTATCCCATAAACAAAGAATACGGGGGCGAATAGGAGATTGCCATTTTCCATTTATATGTCGAGATATTAACTCAACATCTTGCATGGAAAAATCTCCTCCACTTCGTAAAACAAGCACTATGGTTTTTCTATCTGTCATTTCCGAATATAATTGTAATTTTTCAAAAACCAATCATATGTTCTTGCTAAACCCTCTGAAAGATTTACTTTGGCTTTCCAACCAAGACCATTTATTTCAGTAACATCTAACCTGCGTTCATATACACCATCCGGATAAGAAGTATTCCAAGTAACACTGCCTTCATATCCAACTATATTAGCAATCATTATGATTACCTCTCTGATTGGAATATCAACTCCAGTCCCCACATTAATATGGGAAGTTCCATTATAATTATTCATCAGAAAGATCAGAGCATCTGCAAGATCATCTACATATAAAAATTCTCTCTTTGGATTTCCCGTTCCCCATATTTCTACAGTTGGAGAATTTGATATTTTAGCTTCATGAAATTTACGAAGTAATGCCGGTAGAACATGGGAATCTTGTAGATGAAAATTATCGCCGATACCATACAAATTGGTAGGCATAGCTGAAATAAAATTACACCCGTATTGTTTCCTATACATTTGCGTAGCTATTACTCCAGCTATTTTAGCAATAGCATACGCTACATTTGTCTGTTCCATTTTCCCAGTCAACAAATACTCTTCTTTTATAGGCATTGGGGTATCCTTGGGGTAAATACAAGCAGACCCACAAAATATGAGTTTCTTAACAGATAATAATCTGCTTGTTTCTATCACATTGCATTGCATCATAAGATTTTCATAAATGAAATCAGCACTCTGCGTATTATTAGCATTAATGCCTCCTACTTTTGCAGCAATATGAAATACGTAATCAGGATGGACTTTGTTAAACATTTTCCAAACTTGATCTTGAATAGTAAGGTCACAATCATCGCGGTCTATTCCTACCACATTTTTGTACCCCATTTCCAGCAATGTTCTTACCACTGCCGATCCGGTCATCCCTTGACAACCTGTTACCAATATGATACTATCGTTCTCCATAACTATAATAATTGATCTTCTTTCAGATATTGTATTAAGTGATCCTCCATCCAAATCACATTATGACTTTTCTCTTTTGTAAATCCTACTAATTTTGATTTTAATTCATCTACTGTTTCAAAAAATACACAATCATCAAACTCCTTCTCTGTTGTATAATAATCTAATGTGTCCGACCGAACTTGATGTAATGGAATAGAATTAACAGCCAACGCTTCATAAAATCTCATCGGAAAAAAATTACCATTCCCAATAGGAGAAAATACAAACCGATATTGAGATATTAATTGCATATAAGCATCCCAAGTTGGGATATCTGTTATTACATCAATCGGTAATATCTTTCTTACAACATCAAGTACTCCTACTCTTTCTGAGTATGATTTACATTTAATATTGCCTACAAATATAGCTCGATCTTTTTTCGAACCATCCCACTTCTTAAATGATATACTACGGGACATTGCAGTGCGATTGATACGTAATCCTAATTTCTTTGCATCATCTACATCATTCACATAATGAATAAGATTATCAAATTGAGTCAAATGTAGAAATATTTCTTTATTCCATGGAAAATAAGAATTCAAGATTCGCTCATTAGTCATTACCACCACTTGAATATCATGTTCATTACAATAATTTATAAATGAAACATTCATCCATATTTTCTTATGGGGTCCGTAATGATCATCTCCAATAAACAGAATATCTATATTTTCAAGATCAGAAACTTCTTTAACAATAGATACTTTGCCATAAATATTCTTTACGGCATTAAAATAACTGCGAAACAAATGATGTCGCTCATAATTTATATCACATATAATACCAACATTACGCATAATTCTGTATTTTGTTTGCCCAATATGCAAATGTTAATTTCTCCATATTCCAGTCAGTAGTCCTAATACGAATTAATTCCCGCACTAAGAACTCCTCAGTGATTTCTTCCCAGTCATTAACAAAACAAATTGGAAGGTCCTCATAAAAACGATTATTAAGATTTCTCTTTTCAATAGGAATACACCCCATATAAAGAGCTTCCCATGTTCTATGCGTATCCATCCCATGCCCTTCCGGACTAATTATAAACGGATGTTGGCAAATAGCTAAAAGGTATTCAGAAAATCCCGCCCCATTTGTCCCATGGTCAATTGTAACCCAAGACTTTCCTTCAAGTATCTTATATGATTTTTCTCTTTCTGTGGGATTTGTTTTTACATTATGATTAATGTACAAAAGATTTCTCTTTACATGATTGGATCTAAGCATGTCTTTCATTAATCGGAGCTTCTGTTCCTTCTTCTGCCACTTATCATTTTCCAGCCCAATCGGGATAGAAGAAACAAAAGGACTTGTCACATTCACATTTTGCCCAAACCAATGAATAAGAGTGTTTGGTATAAGAGAAATATCAGCATGATCTTCTCTATTCGGATTCCACATGATGCAACCATCACTATTATGTGAGATAAGTATAAACGGATTATTAGTCGGCAAATTCTTGAAAAAGTAATTTACATCGTGTGTATGCCGATAAAAGATGTTGACATTGTTTGCCAAATCAATAAACCGTTCTCCTTGTATCCAGTCCATCACTTGTGTTTATATACTGCGTTTGTTCCCCTTTTACATAAACATATAAATCCCATCCCAATCAATTTTTCATTAAACTTCGAGAATGGAATTTCACCATCATAATTTAAATTTCCAGCCACCTCTGTAATTATATAAGTGACATCCTTTTTTCTTTCCCCCAAACCTTCAACTGCTAATGGTTCAGCCCCTTGCAAATCCATACATAGTAAATCAATGTGATTTATATTTTGTAATTGCATAAATGTATCTAATCGAACCGCCTCAACCTCTATTTCTTTTTGAACAAGCCCTCTGGTATGTCTAAACAAGGAAGAAGCTCCAATATTCTTATCCGGACTTTTCCGCATATCCGTTGGATAAAATTTTACTCTTCCGTCAATATTAGTAACCGCCATATTTGAGAATAATATTTTCTCATGCCCTTCTATATTTCCCAAACAAACTGGAATGCTTTCCGGATTACATTCAAATGAATATATTACATCAGGATTAAAGAATTCTTCAAGAGCAATTGTATCCAATCCATCACGACTACCACATTCAATAATAGTATGGATTGATCTCTTATCAATCAAACGAGTAAAGCCCTCATATAAATAATCTGAATTCATTTACTTGTATATAAATGTAAGTTCTTACTGTGAATATGCAAATTGTTAATACGATACCCCATATCTCCGTAAATGAGACATGGTATACGTAAATGATCTTGATAAATCCATGTAAGTCGGACTTCTGGCATACCTTTTATCCAAACTCCTACATAATGATCCTGTGGAGTTGCCCCCGGTCCTTCACTACGAGTTCCTCCTACATATTGCCCCCAAGATGCCGGGTCAAACAAGGAACCAAAATCATCGAGCTTATAATTCATTGGAGGAACAGGCATCGTTGGGAACGGGCGTAATTTAGAATCAGCATCGCTGGCGTAAACCCGCATCAATGTCATTTCATTAACCATGTCCATACGAAACTTTTGTAAAACTCCCTTTACCCCATACTCAAATAATAGAGTAAGGAAGTAAGTATTCATATGCTGTAATGCTTTATAATCTTTGAAAAATGCAAAACCAGTCATGCACTTGTCCGGTCCCCCAATAGTCATCCCAATTTGATAATTCTTTTTGATGTACTGATGATACTCATTTAAATCATAATATATCAAGACATCATTCTCGAAATGATATACATTTAATAACTGCCGCAAACGCATAAAGTTTTCGATATATATCAAACGAGTTGCTGCTAATGTCCAAAAATCATCCGATGATCTACCAAACAATCTTTCAAATTCAGTTACTCTTTCACAATAGTAATCATCCTTATTCACAGAGATAATACCATACTTTGCAAATATTGGATTATCTAAATGACCGTAATCAGTAAGGAAATATACAGGCGTGTTTGGATTAAAATATCGAAACTGCCGAAAGTTGTCTTCCAAGAATGTTGGAAACTCTTTCCCACTATGAAACATTACTACTCTCATAACCAACTATGCATTGTTAATATATCATATCCTTTACCCCTGTTCTGCTTGATATACTGTTTAAGCTCATTATCCGTCCACTCTCTTTTCAAGGCTCTCGAAAGAACACTAATATGCTCATATTGATAAAGTGTAGGAAAGTATTTTGTTACATAATTTCCATATAATTCATATTCAGAAAATCCAGAGGCATCATTAGCTTTATTGATATGTTCTACACATCTATCAAAGAAAGTGTAACTATCAATTCCCAAACGAACAAGCATATCAATTATAATGTCCTTCTCGAAGTACATTATCTCACTTATGAAAGAATGTGGGTAAACTCGGTCAAGATTTACAACGTCTTTCATTAAGTTAAAATATGGCTGATGTAACTGATCATTTCCAAGATAGAAAATAGGATGTTCTTCATTTACCCTCAATGGTGCACATATGAAAGCATCTGCATCCACAACAAGATAATTATCAGATGTGCTTTCTTGAAATAGTTTAATAAACTGCTGCCGATACCATCCGTGTCGGTGCGTCATATTTATGCGATAGATATCAAAATCACACTCTTGAGTATCTGTCCATGTAAACACATCTTTACGTGGCAAATATTTGGCAGGGATTGGAATTGGAGAGATATAGACAAACTCATCAATTCTGTCTACGTTCTGTATAATAGACTCATAGTTGTATTTGAGTTTATTAAAATCCTTCGGAGCCACTGTGATTAATACATCCATCACGATAAGTTTATATGCATCCAATCTTCCCGTAACATACGCTGCTCATGTATAACTGCCCCATTTACTCTCGTTTTATTCCAATTTTTTGGAGCAATAACTGTAGCATTCATTGATAGGTAAGCAGCCCACCAAGAGAAAGTAGAATTTGCAATAATAAAGTGCTTACACTCCCTCATTAGTTCAAATTCCAAATAATCTTCCGGTAATTCTACAAAATTACATTCTGCAAAATTATTACGGCACCAATCCAAGTCATCACTAAACATAAATACTTCAGCATCCTTCTTCATAGCATCCATGTATGATAAAGCATTCTGATAATACTGAAGAGGTAATACTAAATGATTCGGATGAATAAGGTAATCTCCTCTACGAACGTGAATTGCTACTGCTTTACAGCTACGTATTTTATCCCTCCATTCAATAAATTCTGGAGTATGATATTCTTCTTTTACATGAAACCTCTGTCGAAATTCTTCAATCAGTTTAAAATTATACAGATCAGCATTTTGCCAATACCCACTAAAATAAGTATTATCAGTATATAATGAAGGAACACAATCAAATCGCTCATTCTCCTTTCGTGTATTCAAATATAATGTTTTTGAAACAGTAATATTGAACTTATCCAAAATATACGGACGAGGAGGTACTCTTGGCACAGAATACCAAGAAAGATCGTATCCAGTAGCACATTTACTGTATTCTTCAACCACTCTTCCAAAAGCATATTGGAATAACTGATTGCCCAAACCTCCCATTACTTTAACCACGTTCATCAAATATCTGCTTTATAGTCATTTTTGGAAAACAAGTAATTTCACTATTTGCTGATACATTAATTATCTGAACTCCAAGTTTTTTAGCATCCTCTGCAATAACAGGGAATCCTTGTAAATGCCTTGCAAATGGAAGTTTCCGCTTCCTACGATCATCTGATACCGGACCTTTACCATAAAGGTCATGCCAATGTTGCATTCTATTACCGTCAATATTCATATCGAATCCAAGTAACATAATGCGTTTTGCCCCAAAATGAACAGCTAAGTTTATTGCTGCAGCTCCAGTATTACCATTCCAACTTAACATCATTGGATTCGTACTGATTCCCTTTGCCTTTGCCCCATCCCTTCCTAATGTTTTAATCCAACGTTCCTGCTTACTTGTCGGGTTACATGATACCTTCAAACCGGGGAACTGTGCCAAATTTGCCCGTTCTTTGGCATAGAATCCACTATCACCAAAGATCACTACATCTATCCAATCCCCTAATTTATAAGCCATATTTACGGCTATTACATGTTCATTATGGATTAGTCTCATATACGGAGAGTAGGCGGATGGTGGGAGAGTCCCAGCAGTCACCTTACGGATGATCTCTTCTGGAACATCAAACTGACGGGGAACAGACGGTCCTCCCCCAATAATCCATGCATCGCCACCGTCCCATATATGAGGAACTCGCCACATCATATCACGCCAAATCAATGATTAGACGTTCTGCAACGGCTTTCGAAAGAGGCTGTTCATTCATCTTTTTCCCATTAGGTCCGATGACGTCAAACAGGCTCTTGCTCTTTCCTCTTGGAACTACCTGATAAACTGATTTTACAGGTTTCACTTCCGGAGTTTCAGGAACAGTCGGAAGTTTCTCTAAAGGCTGTACCAAATCCCTGAAAGCCTTTGGTATCTCACTCTGTCGAGCTTTAAAAGTAGCTCCGGGCGGAATCAAACGCTTTGACAGATGCAAAGAACCCCCTCCAAGTTTTTTCCAAAGAATAATTGGATCGGGGTCAACATATTCAGGAATTTCTTCCTTCACTTTTTCCTCTTCCGGAACTTTTTCACCTTCAGTAGGCTGAATCTCATCTGCCGGAGTATCCACAGGATTTTCATCCTTCTTTGGAATCTCTTCTCCAGTCTTTTTTGTACGTTCCATTTTCTTTCATTTTTAATTATAAAGACTTGATTAGTCTTTGTTTAACTATGCAAGATGGATTATACCTGTCTTACCATACGCATCAGAACGAATCTGAGGAACCTGAATGGTCATTACCTTGTACTTGGTAACCATACCACCTTCTTCACTCCACTGAACGTTCTGCAGTCCCATACCACGCACAAGGCGTATAACGTCACGAGTCATCTGAATCATAAGGACGTTGTCATCTGCAAGAGTGTCAGAAACCTTGATTTCATTCACTCCATCAATGTCAAGAATCCTCTTACGAATGGTGACGGTCGGAGCAGTGTCAGGATTTGAACCCACATAATCCTCATCAAGTACGGTTTCGTAAGTGGTGGGGATATACAGTGTCCACGGGCCATAATGCTTATTAGCAATACTGGCCTGTTTCATTTCGAGAACATCCTGAACAATCATTTTTCCTGTGCAAGCAGAGTTATCCCAAGGAATACTCAGTTTGACAGGAACACGGTCCGGGAAATTCACGTAACTGTAAATAGAGTTACGTAGGCGTGAATCCTTTTCTCCGAATGAGTACGTATTGTCCGTAAAGAGGAGAGCTTCAAGCTTTTCCAGAACTTTACGAGCAGCACGTTCAGCCATTGTGGTATCAAGGGGATTCCCCAAGTTACGGCTGGCAGCAAGTTCTCTCGTATTGATCTCGTAATCTGCATGAATAATCGGCAGAGGCAGATAATTGTGCTGGAAGGTCACACGGTCGTTTTTGGCTCTCGTGATACCATCCATTGTCATTTCAGCCTCAAGTGCCTCATTCACGTCATGCCATTCGAGTACTGTGGTACCCATAGCATTGCCGAGATTGTACACAAGGTTCTTTGAAGTCAGGTCATTAATCCCGCCAAGTCTCGAACGAGCCGGTTCCATGATAGCTTCATCAAGTGCTTTCCATTCCTCCCTGCGGAGTGTGGCACCTGCGTTAGTAACCAAGGTTCTCCAACTCTCTTTCTTCTTGGGATTACCTCCCATATACACGGTTACGCAAGACCTTCCATACTGGTCCACGAACGGACGCATACGGCCAACATCCAGTTTGCCGTTGTTTGCAAGCATGCGAGCAACTGCTCCCTGAGCCTGTCCGTTGAAAATCAGATCAACATTGATATCATTCATTGTCTTTTCCTCCTATTATTTAAAGTATACGTACAGCAATCCTCCTGTTAACAGAGAGGAAGTTGATATCACTGTCTTCTGATCCTGCAGCAGCACTTTCCGTATCGAGAGAAATCCCGATAGGACCAGTGGAAGCAGATGCCTGTCCGACTTTCTGGAGATAACCTGCTCCGTTGGACTCAACAAAATCACCCTTGGCGATTGTTTGGCCATCAGCAAGAATCCCGTAAACAACATCCCCACGATTTGGTATCCAACAACGGACCACATCTCCGGTAGCGTAGGCATCATCAATGCCCTTACCCTGAAGAGCATCTTCAATAGCGAACATCGGAAGAGCGGGATGACCTGCTCCGTTGTGAACCAGAATCTTACCATCACTTCCAAGTTCTACGAGGCAACCGGGATAAATGGTCGCTGCACCAGCAACATACTCCTCAAAAATATTGGAGTAGTTCTTCAAAATAACTGTATTCTTTGCAGTCATGATCATTCCCTCCCTTATTCAATATCAATTCCAGCAGGAGTCAGAATTTCATCTGGAGAACCTGCGTTAATAACCGGAGCGGCACCACCGAGGGAATAATCCACCGGGGCTTCCTTCTTACCTACGGATTTATGAATCCTCGAAAGGACATCATCATCCATCTTTCCAAGTACGTCATCAGTCCATGTACCCTGTTCGGTATTGGCCTGAATCTCTGAGATCATCGTCCGCTTCTTCTCCGCACGCATATTCGCAACAAAGGCGAGGTCTGCTTCCTGCTGCGGAGTAAGCTTGTTCACTTCAATTTTCTTCTCAACTTCCTTCACAACCTCAGTGGGTTTCATTTTGTCCAGCTGGGCTTCGGAGCAAGTCTGAAGAAATTCCCTGTCATCTTCGGTCCAGCGGCCCTGACTGTTGGCAATCAGATCATCCACTTTTGCTTTGATGCAAGGAGCGCATTCTTTGCTCATGTTTACCTCCTTTTTGTTAGTACTTAAATTATTAGTCACATATTCCACCTTACGATGGACTTCAACAGGATTCCCTACCAATTCGATTTTCCCACTCTCATAGGAGTAATCCTGTTTATACATTTTGGCTCCATCACTGGAACTCTTTACATATACCAAGTATGAATCATACATTTCTTCCAAGTAACAGTACGTATCTCTCGTCTCAAAACTCCGTAAAACCGTATAAGCGGCATCCATTCTTTCACGAAAACTTGCGTCTGCATAATCTCCGATAGTCCGTGGGACCACTCCCTGCCGGTTAAGAGCTAATACGAGGTCTCTCCCTTTAATTACCCCATCAACTTGTATTTCCATTGTATTATCTTTATTGGTTCGAATCCCACAACCATCTGCACAGGAGCAAGCCCCTACATATTCAGTGAGAATTGCAAGATGGTCCGGGCGATAATTATAAGCTACTGCTTTATACTCTTCCCCATTCCAAGTTCCTTCCTCCTCCAGTTCTTCGCTAAATACACCGACACTAACCTCAATCAGCTTATTATTAAGGATATCCTGTAGAATCTCCGGAGCTATTTCATTCAATTTATCCTCATCCAACCAAGCTTCCGCCCGTAATTTAGAACCATCTACATTGGTATTATATATCTTACCGACTGATCTTGAATCAATTACATCAGGAGCATTGGCAGAAATTGGAGTACCATCCTTATCTTCTGGATGATCTATTACTACCGGAATACCATTCCACGCTGCAGGAATCTTACCAAGCTCTTCTATCTTATGAAGTAGAGGACCATGACTCCCACTATGCACTCCCTCTACCATCATCACCACAGGAACAATATAGTAAGGTTTTTCCTGATGGACAGTAAGAGTCACCTCATAATCAGAATCAGGTTTATTCTTATAAACTACATACTCCCCGCTATTTGTATTTACCACGCCATTGGCCTGTTTAATAGCCTTTGGAGCACATTCCTCATCAGTCCCACCATCCTTCATGCATTTAGCAAGAACAGCATTAGCAATGCGAACCCATTGCTTCTTTTTCTTGTCGGACAAACCTTTCTTGTGTTTGTCCACATCTTCGACAGTCCACGGCATTTCTTTACCCTCCTATTTTACGTTATATTTTTCAAGTTCTTCAATATATGGAAGAGCAATACATCTACATTGCGGATGTAATGGTATCATTGGTTCAATTTCATCTAATGTAAAAATCTTTCCTTCCAGACTCGAACATCTTT